TATATAGATTGATAATATCAAAAGACATTGGAATTTAATGGCAAACTTTGTATACAAAAAAGCAAAAGAAGCTTTGTTGAACGGAGATATTGATTTTTTGTCCAATCAATTCAAAATCTTGTTGGTAGACGCTTCGGCGTATACTCCAAATGAAAACTCCCATGAGTTCGTAAGTGATATTCCAGTAAATGCAATAGTCAAAAGAAGCGAAGCACTGAGTAGTATTTCTACTTCTAGCGGCATCTTGGATGCACAGGACCTGTTGGTTTCTGCTTTTGACGGAACTGCTTTTGATTCCATTATTCTTTATCAATATAACTCAAATGATACTCAAGCAAGACTGTTTTTTTACATCGACACAGCACAAGGTCTTCCATTTGATGGCTCTAATTCCATAGAATCCGTTACTATAATTTGGGATAACGGTTCAAGTAAAATTTTAAGTTTATAGAGGTTCTATGGCAGTACAATATCCATCAGCTCTCGATAATTTCACGAACCCAACAGCAAACGATAACTTAAATTCTGTTACCGTACCCCACCATCAACAACACGCTGACGCAAACGATGCAATAGAAGCACTTCAAACAGTGCTAGGTATCAATCCAGCTGGGTCTCATTTGACAGTAAAAGACAGAATAATTGCAGCAGAAAATAATATAACAACTCAATCGGTTTTAAATGGATTAAATGATGTTACTATTAATTCAGCAACAAACGGTCAAGTCTTGCGCTATAACGGCAATGCTTGGATTAATTACAACGAAGAGAACTTAGTAGATGGAGGGAACTTCTAGACATGGCAAATACACTTAGAATCAAAAGAAGGACGTCTGGTTCAGCTGACGCACCGTCAAGTCTAGAGAATGCAGAACTTGCGTTTAATGAAGTAGGAGACGTTCTTTATTATGGTAAAGGCACTGGTGGATCAGGCGGTGCAGCAACCTCGGTAATACCAATTGCTGGCTCAGGCGCATTCGTAACTTTGACCTCCGATCAAACTATATCTGGAAACAAAACATTCACTGGTTCTGTTGTAGTTCCCACTCCTTCTTCAAACACGCACGCTACCACCAAGCTTTACGTTGATAATGCAGTTACTCAAATAAATTCTAACATAGCCAATGTAGCTACGTCTTTTATTGTAGCTGGAAATACAGGGGCATCTCAAACAATCACTTCTGGATTTGATACTCTCAGCATCGTTGGAGGAGTGGGAATAAGCACTGTAGCAGGTGCCACCGATACAATAACAGTTAATTTGGTTAACACTAGCGTCACTGGTGGATCATACGGTTTGGCCAATAGCGTGACGACGTTCACGGTAGATTCACAAGGACGTTTGACTGCTGCAGGAACGACTCCGATCAATATTAATGCCGGTCAAATAAGTGGGTTTACAGAAGACGCGCAGGACGCTGCAGCAGCTCTTCTTACAAACGGAACACACAGCGGAATTTCCGCTTCTTATGATGATAACAATTCAAAAATCAATTTGGATGTCGCCGACTTTACAATTACACTTGCTGGCGATCTTAGCGGAAGTGTTACCATAACAGATCTTGCTAACGCAACTTTGACCGCATCCATAACAGCAGATTCAGTAGCCTTAGGAACCGACACCACCGGAAACTATGTAGGATCAGTAGTTGCAGGAACTGGGGTCTCTGTATCCAACACTTCAAGCGAGGGAGGCGCCTTTACCGTAAATAACGAAGGTGTTCTTTCTGTCAGTGGAACCGGAAACCAGATAGAAGTTTCTGCTTCAAACGGCAATGTGACGTTCTCATTGGCTAATGATGTCACAATACCGAACAATCTGACTGTCACTGGCGATCTGTTAGTCCAGGGAAACACCACGACTCTTAATACTTCAACACTCGCAGTAGAGGACAAAAACATAGTCCTTGCCAATACGGCTTCTCCATCGGACGCTTCGGCTGACGGAGCGGGAATAACCGTCAAAGGTTCTGGAGACAAAACTTTCAATTGGATCGACTCCACAGATTCGTGGACATCGTCTGAAAACCTTGACCTGGCTTCTGGTAAGACCTTCAACATAGCTGGAACCACTGTTCTTTCCAATACTACCCTTGGTTCCGGAGTTGTATATTCTAGCCTTACTTCATTGGGTACGATAACAACCGGCACATGGAATGGATCGACTATTTCCATTAGTCATGGCGGAACCGGAGCCACAGACGCCGCAAATGCAAGAATTAATCTGGGCCTCATAATAGGAACAGACGTTCAGGCACAGGACGCAGAACTTTCTGCATTGGCAGGCCTAACTTCTGCAGCTGACAAGCTTCCGTATTTTACGGGCTCAGGAACTGCTGCGCTCGCAACACTTACATCGTATGCAAGAAGCCTTATTGACGATGTCGATGCTTCTAGCGCCAGAGTGACACTGGGATTGGGGACAATATCGGTTCAAAACGCTAACAATGTTAGTATAACCGGCGGTTCTATAACTAATCTTACCACTTTTGATGGAGTGATAATCGATGGCGGAACTTTCTAATTAAAAAGGAAATTTTATTATGGCACTGCCGTCTATAACCCCAGGGCAAATAGCTATAGATCCTGTTAACGGGATAATGTACTATAAAAATAATTCAAATGTTTTAATAAACACAACTTTGAATTGGGCTCAAGAAAATTCACAAACCATAGGAACTGAAGACTCTGTCGAGATTGACGGAAGTATAATTATATCAGGCAATTTGACCGTCAATGGAACTACCGTAACGGTTAATACCGAAACAGTTTTGGTAGAAGATAACATACTCATACTCAACGTAAACGCTGCAAATTCAAACGTAGCAAATCAGTTAAATTCTGGAATAGAAGTTGAAAGAGGAACTCTTCAGAACGTCGGAATAATCTGGAACGAAGCACTGGACAAGTGGCAGTTTACAAATGATGGAATAAATTACGTATCGTTGAACGAAAACGTTTCAACCGCAAACGCATGGACCGCTCCAATAACAATAAACCTTTCTGGAGATTTGTCAGGAAACGTTTCTATTGACGGCTCTTCAAATGTTACGTTGACGGCCTCACTTGTGTCCAACGCTGTCGTCATAAACGAGCTCGCTGACGTAGTAATAACTTCAGCTAGCAACGGAGAACTACTGCAATATAACGGATCTGCTTGGGTAAACTCAACAATGCCCGGGTCAGAACCAATAGGACACGAAAACAAGTCTCAAAGCGTCCTATCATTTGATGAAACTACCAGAGAATTTTCCATATCTCCGGCATCAACGTCATATACGGTTTGGTGTAAAGGTAAAAGGTTTGTAAAAACTTCGACTGAAACCATAGAAATTCCAAATATTTCTGGTTTATATTATATTTATTTCAGCAACAATGGAGTTCTTTCTTATAAAACAACATTTTTTGATTGGGAAAATGATACGCCAACTGCATACATTTACTGGAATCAAAACGACGCCAAAGCCTACTTCTTTGCTGATGAACGTCATGGTGTCACTTTGGATTGGGCAACGCATGAATACCTACATAGAACCCGCGGAGCAGTAATTGCAAGTGGATTTGGAGCCAATGGTTATACGATCACTGGTGATGGATCATCCGATACTCATGCAGTAATCAGTATCGCAAATGGAACATTTTTTGACGAAGATCTTCAGGTTGATATTACACATTCGGCAACGCCGACCGCAAACACATGGGAACAAAGACTCCAAGCAAACGCATATATACCAATTTTCTATCATTCAAATACCCATTGGAAAAAAGATACGGCATCTCAATTTCCAATGAAACAAGGCACCGAAAGAGTGCAGTACAATGTAAACACAGCAGGTAATTGGTCTACATCTGATATAGATAATAATAAATGGGGTATAACTTGGGTAGTTGCAACCAACAATCTTAATGAGCCAGTATTGGGAATACTTGGTCAAGATGTTTACTTAACAATTGGGGAAGCACAAGCATCTGTTTGGGAAGATCTTAATTTAGATGGTTTTCCAATTTTTGAATTTAGACCACTATATAAAATAATCTACCAAACAGCCAATGCTTACCCTAATACGCCGCACGCAAAAATACAAGGCGTCCTGGATCTTCGTAGGGTAGTTTCGTCAGATCAAGGAATTCCAACTACTCCAGTTTCAGATCACGGATCAATGACTGGCTTGTTGGATGACGACCATGTCCAATATTTCAACGACACAAGACACGATGCACATGATCACTCTACTGCCCTAGCTTCCGCATCGATAAATGACCTTAGTGATGTAAACGTCGTTACTGTCCAAAGCGGAGACTTTTTGCGATACAACGGAACTATTTGGGTAAATGGTCCAATAAATCTGTTAACAGATACCAGTGGCAATTATGTCCAAAATTTAGTCGCCGGCACAGGAATAACTATAACCAACAATTCTGGTGAGGGTTCAACTCCTACAATTGCAGTTACAACAAATGCCTATGATTCTTATGGCGCAGCCGCCACTGCAGAAATTAACGCAGCTTCTGCACTAAGCAATCATGTGCTTGATACCACGTACATTCACGGCATTGCCGACACTTCGCTTTTAGTCACAACAACAGGCACACAAACTCTCACAAATAAAACGATTACGTCTCCGTCTGGATTGGTCAAAGGCGACGTTGGTCTTGGAAACGTTGACAACACCTCAGATGCAAACAAGCCAGTCTCTACTGCAACTCAAACTGAACTCAACCTAAAAGCACCACTTTCCAGTCCTTCACTAACTGGTATCCCAACTGCTCCAACAGCAGCACCGCTTACAAACAATACACAGATAGCAACCACAGCCTTTGTTCAGACAGCTACATTAAATACTAGTATATCTCAGGTAGGGATA